GATTAAAGGTACTCCTCCTGTTCAAGTAAAAGGAAGAAAATTTTCTGGAGTTTATTAATGGACTCTACAAATTTTGCGTATGCTGTTTTAAAAAAAATACAGCAACGCATAGAATTAACGAAGGACTCACTTACAGGTGGTTCCTTCAAAACGATGGAAGAATATAAACAAGTTGTTGGAGAACTAAAAGGTCTTCAAGTTGCAGAAAGAGAAATAAAGGATCAATTAGAAAGTAAGGAGGAAAGCTTTGACTAAAACACTTTATGTGCCAGAACACGTAGCCAAAAAAAACAAAAAAGAAAAACAAGTAAATATTGAAAATTTATATCAACCAAAAGATACAAAAGTTCTTGACCCTAGTTTAATTAAGAAAAATTTAAAAGATAGATTACCACAACCCACTGGTTGGAGAATATTGGTAATGCCATATATGGGCAAGGCAACTACAGACGCAGGATTATATATTCCTGATACTGTCAGAGAACGTGAGCAACTAGCAACTGTAGTAGCTTATGTTTTAAAAATTGGACCTTTGGCTTACAAAGATCCAAACAAGTTTGGACCAGGAGAAAATACTTGGTGCAAGGAAGGTCAATGGGTTTGCATTGGTCGTTACGCAGGATCTCGTTTTAAAATAGATGGTGGTGAAGTCAGAATTATAAATGATGACGAAATAATCGCTACTATATTAGAACCAGATGACATCAAACATATTTAACCAGAAAGGATAGCATCACTCATGGAGATAAAGAATCATGCAAGAAGAACAAAAGATACAAAAACCAGAAGAAAATGAAGTTGAAGTAGAACTTGAAGAAAAGAAAGACGAAAAAGTAGAGGCACAACAAGAAGCAGTAACTGAAGAAAAGAAACCTGACGAGCTTGAAGACTATAGTGCCAATGTAAAAAGTAGAATAGACAAGTTGACACGCAAAATGCGTGAAGAAGAACGTCAAAAAGAAAGCGCTATTCAGTTTGCAGAGAACGTTAAAAAAGAAAATGAAAATTTAAAAACACGATTAGATAATTTAGACAAAGGTTATTTAGAAGAATTTAATAATAGAGTACAATCTCAGTTGGAATCTGCTAAAAGAGCCTTAAAAGATGCTAATGAATCTGGTGATGCGGACAAAATTGTGGAGGCACAGGCAAATTTAGCGGCAATTACGGTTGAAAAGTCTAAAATAACCAAGCCAAAAGTTGAAAAAACCGAAGAACAACCAAATCAACAGCCAGTTGTGCCGAATCAGCCACAACCAATACCCCCTCAACCACCTCAACAGGCTCAAAATCCTAAACCTGACCCCAAAGCAGAGGCTTGGGCATCGAAAAATGAGTGGTTTGGACAAGATGAAGTTATGACATATGCATCATTTGGCATTCATAGACGATTAGTAGAGGATGAAGGGTTTGACCCGACTACTGATGAGTACTATAGTGAACTCGATAAAAGAATTGCAGCAGAGTTTCCTCATAAAGTGGGGCAAACGAAGCAAACGGGGGGAAGTCAAAAGGTAGTTTCGGCTACATCTTCTAAATCCCGCAACAAAGGAGGTAAGAAAACAGTGAGACTATCGCCTTCTCAGGTTGCAATGGCAAAACGATTAGGTGTTCCTTTAGAGGAATACGCAAAATATGTTAGACAGGAGGCTTAAATGAATAGTCCAGTAAATAAGAACACAAGAACATCCAGAGATGCTCAATCTCGCACTAATAATGTAAGAAGAACACCCTGGAAACCACCATCCATGTTGGATGCACCCAAACCACCTGAGGGTTATGTACATAGGTGGATAAGAACCGAAGTTATGGGTTTTGACGATCGAAAAAATGTCTCAGCGAAGGCAAGAGAAGGTTGGGAATTGGTTCGAAAGGACGAATATCCCGACTTTGAAGTACCTTCCATAGAAGATGGAAAGCACGCTGGAATTATAGGTGTTGGAGGATTACTCTTAGCACGTATACCAGTCGAAACCGTTGAAGAACGCTCTAAATATTTCCGAGATCAAGCTCGCAATCAAATGACAGCAGTGGATAATGATTTAGCTCGTGAAGAGCATCCTGCGATGCCTATACACAAGGCAGAAAGACAAAGTCGTGTAAGTTTTGGAGGTTCTCGCAAGAGTGAGGACTAATTATTAATTTTTTATGGAGATAAAGAATGGCAAATTCTAATGGAGCGTTTGGATTAAGACCGTTAAAAAAATTAGGTCAAAATACAAACAGCACTGGTACAACAGAATATAGAATAGCCGCAGGAAACACTAATAAACTGTATCAAGGGCAAGCAGTTATTCCTTTAGCTACAGGTTTTATCGATCAGTTGCAGGCAGCAGCAGGTGGTAATGTTCCTATATTAGGTGTTTTTTATGGTTGTGAGTATGTCTCAAGTACTAGTGGAGAAACTATTTTCTCAAACACTTGGCAAGGATCAGGAGCAGATACTAATCATCCAGTAAAAGCTTTTGTATATGATGATCCAAGTCAACTTTTTGTTATCGCTGGCGATGCTGGTGGAACAAGTTTTGATACTGAATCAGAAATAAGAGCAGGAGTATTTTCTAATGTTCAATTCGCTAGTGGTAATAGTGGAAGTGATACAACTGGTATGTCTTCTGCTGTTGCAGACTTGAGCACTATTGCTACTACTGCAACTTTTCCTTTGCGTATTGTGGGTATTCAGGATGATCCTGAAAACTCAGATTTTACTGTAGCAGGTATTCCTTTGATCGTGCGTATTAACGCTCACTTCAATGCACCTGTAAGCAGTTTCGATTCGCAAACAACCGCTAACTCAACTGGTATATAAGGAGATTAAACTATGGCGATATCTAGAGCACAATTAGCTAAAGAGCTAGAACCTGGTCTTAATGCCTTATTTGGCCTTGAGTATCAGAGATATGAACAAGAGCACGCTGAAATCTATGACACAGAAAATTCTGAGAGAGCTTTCGAAGAAGAAGTAATGTTATCAGGTTTTGGTTCTGCTCCAGTAAAAAGTGAAGGTGCGGCAGTTGCATTTGACGATGCAAATGAAGCTTTTACCGCAAGGTATAACCACGAAACCATTGCTTTGGCTTTCTCAATTACTGAAGAAGCTATTGAAGACAATCTGTATGACAGACTATCTTCAAGATACACAAAAGCATTGGCTAGAAGTATGGCTAATACTAAGCAAGTAAAAGCAGCATCTGTTTTAAACAATGCTTTTGACGCAACAATAACAGGTGGTGACGGTGTGTCCCTTTGTAATGCTTCACACCCATTAACAAATGGTAGTACTTTCAGAAACCAACCTAGCACTGCTGCGGACTTAAACGAAACAAGTTTAGAGAATGCCTTAATTGACATTTCTGGCTTTGTTGACGAGCGTGGTTTAAGAGTTTCTGTACGTGGAACGAAACTAATTATTCCATCAAACCTACAGTTTATAGCTGATAGAATATTAGAGTCTACACTAAGACCAGGAACTGCCGACAATGACATAAACGCAGTAAGAAATATGGGAATGCTTCCTGAAGGATACGTTGTTAACCATTACTTACTAGACACTGATGCATTTTTCATTAAGACTGATGCACCAAGAGGTTTCTTACATTTTGAAAGAATGCCTATGTCTACTAAGATGGAAGGTGACTTTGACACAGGAAATATGAGATTTAAAGCAAGAGAGAGATACTCTTTTGGTTTCTCAGACCCAAGATGTGTTTTTGGCTCACAAGGAGCTTAATCTAGGATTTAACTTGCCCTATGGACTGACCTAGCAGACGCTTATACGACCATAGGGCAAAAAACTTTATAAGAGGTAAATTATGGCAACAACAACTTTTAACGGTCCAGTCAGATCCGAAAAAGGATTTCAGACTGTTTCAAAAAATGCAACCACAGGTACTATTACTGTAACTAGTGGTGATAAAATGAAAAATGAGGCTGCAACAGGTGCAGGTATTGAGGGCACTGCTGCGGTATATATAACACAGGTAGAAAGATTAAAAAGTGACGTAGATACTAATGTTAATATAGTAAAGACAACTATTATGATAGACCTTACTGGATTAAATTGTGGTGGTACTGCTGGAGATATAATTGGAGCAGATGGTGCTGGTGTAGCGTATATAGGAAAAGTAACTACAGCAGATCAAGGTACAGTTTTTGGCGTAACTATGGAATCTTTTGAAACTCCAACCACTGGAGACCCTGATATTAACTTACATTCAGCGACTGAAGGAACTGGTGTTGAAGATACACCAATCAGTGATTTAACAGAAACTTTAATTATTAATGGTGGTGATCAAACTGTTGGCACAAGAACAGCTGGTGGCACGATTGCTGCGGATCAATTTTTATATTTAACTTGTGGAACTGCAACAGCAGGAACTTATGATGCAGGTAGATTAGTTATTACAATTCTTGGCTACGATGTAGCTAGTTAATAGGAGAACATAATGGCCGATACAAATACTAATACCACTATTATAGATGGTGATAAAAAAGTTGTTCAGTCATTTGTTCATACTTATGTGGATACTGGTGAGGGCACTGCCGTCAAAAAAATTGATGTTAGTGCTCTTGCTACAAACACAAGAGGTCAAGCTTGTACAAATGTAAGAATAACAAGAATATGGTTTTCTACTCACGGTTTAACTGTAAAAATATTAGGTAATGCTACTACCGATGTTTTATTAATTGAACTACCAACTAATTATCAAGGTGATTTAGATTTCACTAGTTTTGGTGGTATACCTAATACTGCTGCAGGGACTGCTGGAGCAGATGGAGATATTTACTTTCAGACTCACGGTGAAGGAGCAAACGATACATATACTGTTATAATTGAAGCAATTAAGGAGTACTAATGACTACGTCAGGAAGTTCAGATTTTAATCTGGATATAGCAGAAGTTGCAGAGGAAGCTTTTGAAAGATGTGGTTTAGAATTACGAACAGGTTATGATGCTAGAACTGCTAGAAGATCGTTAAACCTTTTATTTGCAGAATGGGCAAACAGAGGTTTAAACCTTTGGACTGTTGAAAAGATAACTCAAACGGTTGCAAGATTATCGGCATCTTCCTCTGTAGATACCTATCCTATTGGAACAATAACAATGACTGTAGCGGCTTCTGCAAATTTTACTGTAGGAGAAACAATAACAGGTGGCACAAGTAATGCTACTGCTAGTGTAATTACAAAACCGACTGCTACTACAATGACAATTACTGTTCCTGTAGGAACGTTTTCTGCAAGTGAAACATTAACTGGTTCTAGTAGCAGTGCTACTACTACACTTTCTTCTGCAATATCTTTAGAAACTGTTCAATCTACTGTTGATGTATTAGAAGTATCTGTTCGAAGAAGTGGCTCTGATACTATTTTAACTAGATTAAGTAGAGGAGATTATTTAGCTATTGCTAATAAAGATACACAAGGCAGACCAACACAATATTTTGTAGACAGACAAATAACTCCTACAATAACTTTTTGGCCTATGCCTGAAAACTCTACAGATCAGATAATATATTACAGAGTAAGAAGAATAGAGGATGCGGATACTTCTGTTAATACTGGTGATATACCTTTTAGGTTTTTACCTTGTATGGTAGCAGGACTTGCTTATTACTTATCTGTTAAAAGAGCGCCTAATAGAATAGGTGTATTAAAAGATATTTATGAAGAAGAGTTTCAAAGAGCCGCCTCCGAAGACGGAGAAAGAACAAGTCTTAGGTTGGTTCCTTCTTATTCATCATTGAGAGTGACATAATGGGAAGATACGCTTCAGGAAAATACGCTTTAGGCATCTCTGATAGATCTGGTAGAGCTTATAAACTAAGAGATATGATACAAGAGTGGAATGGTTTGTTAGTAGGTAAAGATGAATACGAGCCTAAACAGCCACAAATACAACCAAGAAAAATAAAACCAGATCCCGAAGCTTTAAGAATTAGTAGAACAGACAGAGTAGAGCCTATATCTCAAGTTATTTTAAATCCTAATTCATTTACTTCTGGAGATGCAGGCAGTACGACAATTACAGTTTTAGAACCTGGACATAATAGAACAACAGGAGACATTGTTCGTTTTAGAGAGTGTCAAGGTTTTGATGGATTTACAAAATCTATGCTAGAAACAAGCACAGGTTTTACAATTACCGTTATTGCACCAACAGGTACTTTAGTAACTTCTGACTCTTACACTTTTACTGCTACAGGTGGCGAAACTGCTACTACTGGAAACACAAAAGGTGGAGGAGATAATGCTACCGCAGGTCCTGTTGACGATCCTCATTTAACAAGTTATCCTATAGATTAATACTATGGCATATACATTTACAACATTAAAAACAGCGATACAAGATTACACACAAAATACAGAAACTACTTTTGTTAATCAGTTGTCAAGATTCATATTAAACGCAGAAGAGAGAATATTAAAAGAGTGCGAACTATCTGTATTTAGAAAATATGTTTTAGGTTCTGCTAGTTCTTCTAATAAGTTTTTAGTAAAACCAACAGATTTTTTATCACCTTTTTCATTAAGTGTAATTAATAGTGATAACAATGAATTTTTATTATACAAACACGTAACGTTTGTTCAAGATTATACTCCTAATCCTGCTACTACAGGAGTACCTTTGTATTACGCAGATTGGGATGAGGACACTTTTATATTAGCACCAACACCAAATACAAGTTTTCAAATGGAGCTACATTATTTTTATAGACCAACTTCAATAACTGCCACCACCGATGGTACTTCTTGGTTAGGCACAAATGCAGAATTAGCTTTGTTATATGCTTCTTTAGTAGAGGCATATACATTTATGAAGGGTGAAGCAGATCTGTTGCAATTATACAATGCAAGATATCTAGAGTCACTGAAATGGTTAAAGAATTTAGGAGAAGGTAAGAACACTAGAGATGCTTACAGATACGACAATCTTAGAAGAGATACTGCGTAATGGTAGCAAACAAAAGCTCTAGCGAATTAGGACCAGTTAATGTTGTTACTACTTCTAATCGTGGGCACA